TTAGAGCATGCATCGAAGATTATGACAGACTGGCTCGTGATTATCATGAAGAAGCGAGAAATAATGATCTTCTAAGAAGTCAAAATGCAGGCCTCTTAGAAGAAAATGGGCGTTTGCTTTATCAGGAAATGACTTTGGATTTCCGTAAGAATCCAAGAAAATGGAGGGCAAAGACATGACTGTTAGCCGTGACATGAGCGAGATGGAAATCCGTGTGTTAAACATGATCATGAATTGCGCTACTTTCGACCTGCCCATTCAAGCGAGCGAAATCCGCCTAGAAACTGGACTGTCGAAGCGTAAGCTGGAAGAGGTCATTGAGAGTCTGCGTGTGAATTTTGGTCATCCTATTGTGGCTAAAAAGATGAAGCCGAACGGATATTACTTGCCTCGTAGCGAGGAAGAGCGACAAGCAGGACTTGCTCCTTATCGTCGTCAAATTTTGACCGAGCAAAAGAACCTTGCTGCGGTGATGAATATTGACCTAGAAAAATACTGGGGGAATAGCGCATGAGTGAAATCAAATGGATTAAGATTACGACGGATATTTTTGATGATGAAAAGATACGTCTTATTGATGCACTACCAGATCATGATGCAATTTTGGTTATTTGGTTTAAAATTCTAGCTCTTGCTGGCAAACATAATCGCAACGGACTTTTGATGATGTCAGATAAAGTTCATTACACTGATGAGATGCTTGCTACAATTTTTCAAAGACCTCTAAATAGTGTAAGAATGGCTCTAGGAGTCTTTGAACAGTTTGGAATGATTGAGATTATCGACGGAGTCATCACATTACCAAACTGGGAGAAGCACCAAAATATTGATGGCATGGAAAGAATCAAGGAACAAACACGGAATCGTGTAGCAAGACACCGTGAAAAACAGAAAAGTCTTGCACTAGGTAACGTTACATGTAACGTTACAGTAACGGACGGTAACGCACTAGAAGAAGAAGCAGAAGGAGATAAGACTAAGATTAAGAATAGATTAGATAAAGATAAGAATATAACTACTACTAGTAGTAGCGAAAACATCCTTGAATTATTCCAATCTGAGTTTCGTAGATTACTATCAGGTTTTGAGATTGAGGAAATCGATCATCTGCTAAAGGAAAATGATGCTGAGCTAGTTAAAGAAGCATTGAAGACAGCTATTAATTTAGGTAAACCAAACATCAAATATATTGGTGGCATTTTAAGAAATTGGCAGATGAACCAGGTTACGACAGTTGAACAAGTTCGACAATCGGAAAAGCAACACAAGGAGAAAAAATCAGGACAGGAGGTAAAAGATGAATGGGGATTTTAGAAGTTATCAAGCAATTTGAAGATGAATTTTATCCTATTAGCGAAGAAAAGAAGTCACTGCTTATAAAACAACCTCTCTCTACTGTCATAGCCTGCTTGTCAGATATGGCCAGCTGGCAGACTTGTGGAGGTAAGGTATCATGGTAACTAATGCACTTGAAGAAACGGCTTTATCTTATCTCAGGAATACTGAACAGCAAGATGAAATTTGCGACAAGCACTGCATTCCATTAATTAAAATTCTCCGGACAAATGATATTGTCTGTCGTTTGTGTGAATCGGAACGGATCCATGCAGAGAATCAAATAAAGGTCAATGAGTTGGCTGATGCTGAACATGAACGAGAGCGAAAGTTCTATCTTGAGAAATTCTCTCTCTATGATGATGTGCTGAAAAATGCTACTCTTGATAACTTCGACACACCTACTGAAAAAGAAGCGGAAAAGCTAGCTTTTGCAAAGAGAATTTGTCGAGAGTGGTCTGAAGGTGCCAGAAACAATGTTGTTTTTCAAGGAGAAGCTGGAACTGGTAAAAGCCATCTTGCCTTTGCGATGATGAAAAAGTTATCCGATGCAACAAAGGAAATTGCTATCTTTATCAATGTCACTGATTTGTTAATGAAAATCAAGGCGGACTTTAGTCAGGAAGAGTTCCTGGTCAATAAAATTGCTAGTGCAAAGTTTTTGGTCTTGGATGATCTTGGGATGGAGAAGGATAGTGAGTGGTCTTTCAGTATTCTTTACAACATTCTCAATAAAAGGGCCAATACGGTTATAACAACCAATCTGACAGCGCAAGAAATTCAGAAGCGATATGGTCGGCCGTTTATGAGTCGGTTGATGAAGGGTGTAGACAATGATCATCTGATGGTATTTAATGACTTGAAAAATAAAAGGAAAGATTACTTTTAGGGAGGTGGGACACCTTGTTATTAAATCTCTATTTTGTCTACAACGGGCACTGCAAGTTTTACCTTGGGAGTTTTAACAATGTGGATGAACTTATTGAACGGATGAAAGACCATCAATGGGCATTTTCAGGTATCACCAGACCAAAATTCAAGAAACACATCGGAAAAGACGATGTGAGGTTTGATTATGGTGCGATAGATTGCTATTACTTAGCGACAAAATCAACGTGCCGCGAACCACGTTAAAAGCGAGCTAGAATATGCGTCAGACTTGGACGAATGGCGTATAAAGAATTTGCTAGCTCTTGTGTCTTTGAGCCATGAGAGGCAAGAGCTGGATTTTTAGAAAATAAGATTGTCTGGTCTAATCACAGAAACTATCCAGAATCGAATCGAAATGCTAAAGCAAGAACTTGTTGAATTAGGAGTAGAAATAGAGGACTTGGAAGATGAATAAACAGGAATTGATTGAACGGATAGAAGGCTTAAAAAATCTTTTTGGCAACAAAGTAGAATGTATTGAGATAGACGCGGTAATAGAACTTGTTTCTAAACTAGACGAACCGCAGAAAGTCACAATCCCGCAGTTTGTGGCGGATTATATAGAATTTAAAAAGGCAAACAATTTTCATGTTTATGGGGCGATGAGAGTGATTGAAGATCATTACGATAAGAGAGTCCCTGAGTGGTTTTACGAAGGCAATATCGAAAAATTCTGTCTTGCTTGGATTCTAGGCTATGAGGTCGAGAAAGAGAAGCGGTATATTGTAACTCTGAAATCAAGTGGACAAAAGTTGTACTATCACACTGAAGATGAGGATTATATTTTCTCTAGCTATGATGGAGTATTCTATTCAGAATATCATACTAAAACCGATCTAGAAGAAAATGGCATGAGTTGGGTGTTTGATTGCCCTGGTATGGAAATTCAAGAGGTTGAGTGATGTCATGTAGTGAAAGTTTAAAAAAAGAAAAAGAATTGATTTCTGCTATTTTAAATCTCAAGATAGAAGTCTTGCAAAATGACGATAAATTGAGCAGTCAATCATTAAGCAACATCAAAAGGCAAGCAAGGGATCTATACGAGTGCTTAGTATGGTTGCAGTATGCTGCAGAGGAGGCAGGTAGATGAGTTATGATTTGGAAATCTTAGGAAAAATAGAAAGCGGAGATTATATTTGCATAGATGAACCTGAAAATAGTTCTCCAACTTATAATCTTGGGAAAATGTTTAGGGTTGCTATGGATTGGAATTTCAAACAAGGTACTATCTACAATGTTGCTCAGATTTTTGAAAACATTCAACGTGGCATCTCAGAACTGGAACAGTATCCTGAAAAGTATGTGCAGTATGAGCCTGAGAACAAATGGGGGACAGTCAGCAGTGCGTTAGAAGATTTAAGATCATTGAGAGATTGTATTTTAGGACAAGATATCGATACAAAATACTTATATGTGAGGTGGTAAATTGAAGCGACCAAACAGATACCCTTACACACGAAGTCAGTGGGTTGAAGAAACCTCTGATTATTATACATATGCAGACGGTATTTATTTTACAAGTCATGTTTTAAAAAATAGACTCACTAGAGAAATTAAGAGAAAGGAGATGAAATAGTGATTATCAAGAATTACAAATATGATTATTCAAGTGGCAGAATCTGCTACACAATTGATGTAGATGGCTATGAACAAGCCATGGAACACACAAAGACAGAGTACGGAAGTGTACAAAGAAATGATATTGATGATTTCTTAAGCACGGTTGAGGAACACGACTTTCAAGAAGCTGAGACGATTGAAGCATTCGTTGACTTTCAAAATGATTTGCTCTTGTATGGAATTGGTTTTGAATTGAGAAATGAGGTGGAGTGATGAGTTATGAGTGTTCGAATTGTTGCAAAGAAATCGAAGATGAATTTCTGGCAGTGCAAGAGAATCATGTTATTCTTGCGTTATTTAACGATGTTGAAAATTGCTTCTGTAGTCAGCAATGTGTCAACGATTTCTTAATGATTGAATCTAAATACTTATCAAATGGAGATATACCATACGATGAGGAGGTGGAGTGATGAGCATGCTTGAAATATTCTTATCTAAGAACGATCTTGAACATATTGCGAACGGGCATGATTTAAAAATTAAAATAAGGGATAGTAGGGCTTCAAAAGTAGATGGAATTATTTTGAAACTCGATTTGGTAAATGATACCACGAACCCTTTGATAAATTATAAATATAAACTAATTAACACAGAACAGCAGAATTTTGCAAACAATTTTTCAGGAGGGGGCACATGAAACGATTCATCGCAATCTGGATTTTTGTCTCTGCTGGATTGAACATCTGGCAGATGGGCAGGATTGCAGAACTAGAACAAAAGCGTCCGATTGTCGTCTATAAGGCGGATAATCAAGGCGCTGAGATATTTGCTAAGGTCGTCGAGAAAAGGCGACATGGCAAGTTGTACACAATTACGATTCGTGATTACGGCATTTTCGTAGTCACGAAGGAAGTGTATGAGAAAGTGAAAGTTGGGGATGAGGTGAAAATCTAATGGATGATGTTTTACAAGCACTTGCAAAAATGCTGAATATGACAACGGATGAAGTAAGTTCTTTGTTAACAATTTTCAAGGGGAATGCACCAAAGATTTATGAAGCACTTTTGAAAGAAAAGATGTTTTACGATGTGTTTGGTTTTTTTGAAAATATTTCACTCGTGACACTTATTGTTTCTTTGATAACTTTAATTATTTCAATTTATTTTTGTCATTTTTATGACGCAGGGAATATTAGTAGTTGGGATGTTCCTAACGGGAAAACTAAAGAAGATTTTAGGTTGGAACAGATTGAAAATAAAAAAAGGATATTTAAACCGCTTTTAAAATCCAGTTGCATCACTTCGAGCGCAAGTTGTGTGACTTTTATTACGGCAGTTGTTTTGAAAATAATACTTGCTCAGAATTATATATTCATTGTGAATGAAATTTTACCAAGAATCAATAAATGAGGTAACAATTTGAAATTTTTGGATTTATTCGCTGGCATTGGAGGTTTCAGGCTCGGAATGGAGTCGGCCGGGCATGAATGTATAGGTTTTTGCGAAATAGACAAGTTTGCAAGAGCCAGTTACAAAGCTATACATGACACGAAGGGAGAAATTGAATTACATGACATTACAAGAGTCACAGATGAGTCTATTCGAAGAATCGGACGTGTGGACGCTATCTGTGGAGGATTTCCGTGCCAAGCTTTCAGCATTGCAGGAAACAGACGAGGTTTTGAAGATACACGAGGAACTTTGTTCTTTGAGATTGCTAGGTTCGCATCTATTCTCAGACCTAAATATCTATTCCTTGAGAACGTCAGAGGACTCCTCAACCATGACAGATGGGCTACATTTGAAACCATCATCCGAACCTTGGACGAATTGGGGTATGACGCTGAATGGCAAGTGCTTAACAGCAAGAATTTCGGAGTCCCCCAAAATCGGGAACGTGTGTTCATTATCGGACATCTTAGAGGAGAACGTACCAGAAGAGTTTTTCCTATCAGCGGAGAAAACCAGTCAACTAGTAGCCAATCAGTCATAAAAATTGGTAATGTAAATCCATCTGGGAACGGAATGAATGGGGAAGTCTATCAAGCTGACGGCCTAGCCCCTACACTCACAACGAACAAGGGAGAAGGGCAGAAGATAGCCATAAAAAGCAATACTATAAAACAATTTGGGGTATTGCAACCCAATTTTAATCAATGTGGAGTGATTTACGAAACAGACGGTATCGCACCAACTATCAGAGCATATCAAGGTGGAGGACTTGAACCTAAAATTATTCAGCGTGGTCATGGTTATAATCAGGGTGGAGTGCATGAAATAGCTCCTACACTGACAAGTAATAGCTATCACGAAAATAACCATTTATCTTTTGGCTATCGTATTCGCAAGCTAACACCTCGTGAGTGTTGGAGATTACAAGGTTTTCCAGACTGGGCGTTTGACAAGGCTCAAGAGGTCAACTCTAACAGTCAATTATACAAGCAAGCAGGCAATAGCGTGACAGTCAATGTTATCGCTGCAATAGCAAAGGAGTTATTATGAACACACTAGAAAATGTCAAACAATGGTTTATTGACCGTGACCTTGAAAACGGTGGACGACTAGATAAGCAGTCGCTTAAATTAAGTGAAGAGTTCGGTGAGTTATGCGCTGGCTATCTCAAGAAGAATGAGAAGCTGACCAAGGATAGTATCGGAGATTGTGCAGTCGTGATTGTCGGTTTAGCCTTGCTGGTTAAAACTGATGTGCATAAGATTTTTGAGGAATCGTGCTTTGTAAAAACCGGAGATGTGATGGAATGTTTCAAATGGCTGAATACTAACATTAGTAATTTTCAATCGTATCAGAATTCAAGATACGAGAAAATGTGTCAATATAGTTTAATGTGTTCAATAGGCTACCTGAAATCAATCAGCTATGCACTCGGTTATAGCTTTGAAGAATGTTTTGAACTAGCCTATCAAGAAATCAAAGACCGAAAAGGTCGCTGGATTGACGGAAGTTTCGTGAAAGGAGGATTTGTAAAATGAAAAAACTAGGTATTGTTTTAGGTTCTGTATTTGTAATCGTTGTATCTCCGTTCGTTGTCCAGTATGGATGGAATGAAATTATCACAACGATTGTTCCAGTTGGTAAAATTACAGTCTGGCAAGCACTAGGGATGGATGCACTACTGTCTTTTATCTGGCCTGTATTGTCTAGCAAAAAAAAATCTGAAGAGGATTATTCGTATGCTGTAAAAAGCAGTATTTCGAAAATCATTACATGTGCATTTTTAATTTGGTTGGCTAGTTTGTTTATTTAAGGAGGATTTGGGATGATACAGTTTAGAGCGTGGGATAAAACGACATCAAAATTACATGTTGTCAATGGGATTTATTGCGACAATAAGAAAATACACTACATAGATGATAACAGAGTAAGATTTGTTGGTTTTGATAACGTAATTATCATGCAATCAACAGGGCTCAAAGATGATTTTGACAAGGAAATTTTTGAAGGAGATGTTATCCTCTGGACCTATTGGGACGAATTTGAAGATAGCGGTAGAGCAAAAGTTATCTTTGATAAAGGTATGTTTAAGTTGTTAGATATACGCACAGAAAAAGAGGTCTGGGATAATCTATTTGACTGTATTGAAAACTGTGACGTATATCTTCAAGGCAACATCTACGAAAATCCAGAACTTTTGGAGGTGAAAGAATGAAACAAAGATACAGAGCGTGGAATAAGACGGAAAAAAACATGATTGCATGGGAAAAGATTAAATCGGAATTCACTTTCGAACACTTTGACGATGAAAATCTTGAGTTAATGTTATCAACAGGTATTGAAGATAAAGCAGGAAATGAGATATTCGAAGGAGATATTCTAATTACAAATGCTCATGCAAGTATTGTATCTTTCGGGAAATATACTTATTTTGAAGATGCTGATACAGAGGCCACAGAGGTTGGATTCTATTTATCATATCTCAATGTCTCACCTGCAACATACTCACCTTTCGAAGAATTTCTTTGGGAGAAATGTCAAATTATAGGAAATATTCATGAAAATGAATTAGATTTGATAATGTATGAAGCTTGGAAATTCAACGAGGAGATGGAACATGAGAATCAAAACATCAAATGACTCTATAATCAATGTTGACAGAGTGAAGCGCAGCGTCACAATTGAAGGAGTTGAGTTTGGTTCAGATTGTAGCGCTCTGGTATCTAAGAATAAAGACGGAACAGGGACAATCACTCTGATATTTGAAGGGAAAATTATTTAAAAAAAGGAGTAAAAACAATGTTTACACAATACAATCACGAGACAGGAAAAACTAAACTTACGAAACTTGCAAAAGGTGGAATCATTACAATTGCAGCTATTGCCTCGCTTGGGATTTTTCGGGTGACTGCTTTGAAGCGCATCCCAGCTAACACAGTCGGTGTAAAGGTTAGTGCAATTGGAGGAGTACAAGAAAGCACCTTGCAAACAGGCTATCATCTGAAAATGCCTTTCATTGACACGGTGTATACTCTATCAACATCAGTTCAAACAAAAACAATGGAGAAAATTACAACTCAGACAAAAGATGGGCAATGGCTGAATACTAACATTGACGTAAAATATCGTGTCAACAAGGAAAAAGCCATGACGGTATTCTCTAACTACACTACATTGGAAACAGTCAATGATAGTGTAGTATCTCCAGCAGTCCAGCGAGCGATTGAGTCTGTTACAGGTAATTATGATATCTACGATATTCTTGGAAATAAGAGGACAGAAGTCTATGAGGCTATTGATAAAGCATTAAAAGAGAAATTTGAGTCTTATGACTTGGAGTTCGTTTCCTTTACGATAACCGATCAGGATGCAGGAGATGAGATCGAGCAGGCGATTAAAAATGAGTCTGTAAAACAGAAGGAGATTGATACAGCTAAACAAGAACAAGAAAAAGCTAAGGTTGAAGCCGACACCAAGAAAGTTCAAGCTCAAGCTGAAGCGGATGCCGGTATCATCAAAGCAGAGGGTGAAGCCAAAGCTAACAAAGCGAAGTCAGACTCAATCACAGATAACCTTATCCGCATGAAGGAAGCAGAAGCCAGAGAAAAGCATGGTTGGGTTACTGTCAATGGCGCAGGCAGCGTGATTACTAATCATGAGTAAAATATTATCAATTGCGTAAAAATACATCAGGAGGTAAGGTTTGGCAATAGACATCAAAAAAAGATTGAAGGCTCTGCCTTATATCGATATCAAAGCGAAGTCAAAGCATCAGGAAATCATCAGCTTGAAGTCAGGCATTTTACGAGGGCAGCAGTTCGATAGAATGCCGAAATCAAAAAGCAACAAGAATCAAACTGAAGAATTGAATGTGTTGATCATTGATAAGTCAGATCAGCTATATGAAGAAATCAAACAAATGTACCACGAACGTGACGAACTCGTTCAAGCGATTGAGTCGCTCGATGATCCAGTGGAAAACATCGTGATGCGATTATTGTATATTGACGGATTGTCTTGGAAAGAGGTTCAAATTAAACTAAATTGTAGCCCTGCAACTATCCAGCGAGCAAAACATAAAGCGTTACTAAAATTATCTAAAATGTATGATAAGAATGATAGCAAATGATAATTTTAATGTGCTAAATTAGTATCATGAAGAATAGCAGAGAGGAAACCTCTGCTTTTTTTGTGCACTAAAAAGGAGGTGAGGATATGTGGTAGTTGTTGAACCAATCAGAAATAGAGATGATGTTCAGCTTATGATTGAATGGCTGACGTTGCATAGCGCAGTCAAAGAGTCAGATAGACAACGCAACCTCATGCTCTTCTTGTCTGGTGTTAATCTGGGTTTTCGTATTGGTGATATTGTTAAACTGAAAGTAAAGCACGTTAAAGGCTGGCATGTCCAAATCGTCGATGAAAAGACAGACAAGCCAACTAAACGAAAGATGCCGAAGAAATTCAAGAATGCAATGAGGCAGTACATCAAAGACAAAAAAGATGAAGATTTCCTCTTTCCAAGCAGGAACGGAAAACATCAGCATATCAAACCTAACACAGCTTACAAGATTATCAAAAGAGCTGCTGAAGAAGTTGGTCTGGAAAATATAGCGACTCACTCAATGAGAAAGACCTTTGGTTTATTCATGTATGAGCAAACAAAGGATGTTGCTCTGATAATGGATCTACTGAACCATTCAAGCCAGAGTATTTCACTACGATATATCGGCAAAAACCAAGATTCACAAGACAGAGCCATGACGAAGTTTCAAGGCTTTTAATTTTTTTATTTTAACATCAATTCATTATTTTGAGGTTATGATGATTTCATTTCAAGCATGCAAGATAAACGCTTGATAAATCTGAGTTAAAACTCATGTAGCGAATTCATTAGAATATGTAAAACAATGAATTGATAGGGTAAAAACAAAGGAGTTTACATAGTTATGAAAGGCACTTTTAAAAGACTATCTAATAAAGGAACAACCAACCAAAAACCATTAGGAAAGATTGTAGTTGGAGTCGAAATTGAAAATTGCTCAGAATTAAAAGAATTGACTCAAGAATGTTGTGAAGCAATCGAACACTTGAACAATTGCATTGACAAGCTAAATAAATTCGAGCTCAAAGCATCGACATCAATAATCGAATGATCGAAGTTTCAACTCGAGAAGAGCGCAACCAGTTTTACAATTCCAGTGAATGGAGAGCGCTTCGTAAGTTAGTACTTGAACGTGATCACAACGAATGCGTTTGGTGCAAAGACGAAGGCAAAGTCACGAGAGAGAACCTAGAGGTTGACCACATCAAGGAGCTAGAGTTCTATCCAGAGTTTGCACTTGATATTGATAATCTACGAACATTGTGCAAAGCATGTCATAATAAGAGACATGATCGCTTTGATAAGAATGACAGAAATTTCAGAAAAGATGAATGGTGGGGTTAGGTGAACAAATCTTAAATACCCCCGGTCAAAAAAATCGGAAATTTTCAAAGATGTCGGTAAGCGGTCTGCACTCGACTGTCCAAATTTTTAACGAAAAATAAAAGGGGGTGGGGGGTAATGGAAGAATACTCAGAAAAAAATATAAAAGAATTAGAAAATCAGCTACTTTCTAAAATCGGCTACTTTAGTCCTAGAAAAAAGGATGCGATCCAGTACGAAAAAGTGAATCGATATCTTTATCTTGTCAGATTGCTGTATGAGCTGAAAGCTAAACTTCATGAAGACGGATTGGTCATCACAGTTCACAACGGGCAACAAAGATTCCAAAAAGCGAATTCTCTCATCAAGGAAATCAACACAACAAGCAATCAGCTTTTGGCGATTGAGCGGTCGTTTGATTTTGAGGTGGAAAACTCGCCTGTTGAGAAACCGACGTCTGGAAGTGACCTGTTATGATTTCTCATCCGCTGATTGATGACTACATCAAAATGGCCGAGAGTGGAGAAATCGTCGTCAACAAAGAAAGAAAGCTACTGTTTAAAATCATCAAGGAGAAAATCTATCCTCGTGATGATTTGTATTTTGATAATGACTTAATTGACAAGTTCATTCGGTTTGCGGAAAAGAACTTTTTCCCTCTGGCTAAGTACCAACTTTTCTTGACTCCGTTTATTTTTCTTTTTCGGAAAGAGGATGGGGAGCCACACTTTGACGAGTATCTATACACTCTCGCTCGTGGTGGTGGTAAGAATGGGTTTATGTCTGCGAGAGATGCTTTCTTCATCAGTCCTATCTACCCTATCAGAGATTATGACGTGACTATCACTGCCAACTCTGAGAAACAGGGTAAGGTTTCATTTGAGGAGGTATATGAGACTATCCAAAGGAGAGGTCTTGAGGACCATTTTTATCTAACAAAAATGTCTATCACAGGTCGAGCGAACAACTCGGTCTTTTCTTTTCGGACGAACAATCCAAAAACTATGGACTCTGCTCGTGATGGCTGTCTTGAGTTTGATGAGATTCACCAATTTGAAGATGATAAGGCTGTCAAGGTTCAAAGGTCTGGTCTTGGTAAAATCGCTCATGCTCGGACTTTCTACAACGGGACGAATGGATATGTGCGTGAGGGATTTTACGACAAGCTGATAGAGAAGTCTATGCAAATCTTGAATGGAGAGGTTGATGATTTTAGGCTCTTCCCTTTCATCTGCAAGCTGGACAGTGCGGATGAAGTAGACGACATGAAGAATTGGTCAAAGGCAAATCCGATGTTGGATGAAAGTACGCCTTACGCTAAAAGGCTTCTTGCGAGAACTAAGGCTGACTATGATGACCTTGAGCTGGAACCGTCTGGCCGTCAGGAGTTCATGACAAAACGGATGAATCTTCCTGAAGCGGACCTTGAGAAAGATGTCACCTCTCGAGAAAAGCTAGTTGCTTGTCTGCGGTCGCCTGGTATTGACTTGAAAGGTCGTTCTTGTGTGGCTGGTTTTGACTATGCGAGCATCCGAGACTTTGCGAGCGTTGGTTTGCTCTTTAAGAATGGTGATGAGTTCATCTGGAAGCAACATTCATTTGCACGAAAAGCATTTTTGAAAGCTTTTAAGCTGAAAGCTCCTATTCAGGAATGGGCAGACAGAGGCTTGTTTACAATTGTGGACGGTCCTAGTATTGACCCTCGTTTATTGGTCGAAAAATTGAATGAATGGAGTAAGTTTTATCAGATTGAGCTTGTATGCGCTGATGGTTTTAGAATGGACTTGTTAAAACCGCTTTTGGAAGAGGCTGGTTTTGAATATGAGTTCTTGCGGAATCCTGGGGCGATTCAATCGAAGGTTGCTCCAATTATTGAAGATGGATTTGCGAATGAGCGTTTTGTCTTTGAGGGTGATAACTCTATGATTTGGTATACAGATAATACCTACGTCAAAGAGGACAAGGATGGCAATAAGCGTTTCTTGAAGAAAGAACCCGTCAGAAGAAAGACGGATGGTTTCCATGCCTTGATTGCTGCTCTTTACAAGAGGGAGCTGGTGCAAGAGTCGAATGTCGGGGAATTTCTTGATATGCTCGATAGCTGGGATTTTTGATCTAAGAATAAATTTTGGGTGGGTGGTCGGCAGAAAATAAAAGAAAGGAGGAAGTGCATTGGGGTTACTGAATTTATTTAAGCGTGAAGTGCCAGAGGTCGGTTTTGAGTTCGAGGATCTTGAGCGGATGTTCGGGAATCTGCAGCTCAAAAGCTTAGCGATTGATAAATCAGCCGAGTTCATCGCTCGAATTTTTGCTAAGTCAGCATTTAAGTATCAAGAAAACGGTAAGGCTAAGCCTTCTGATTGGGACTACTTGCTGAATGTAAGGCCAAACAAGAATGAATCTGCGTCAGACTTTTGGCAAAAGGTCGTCTATAGGTTGATCACTAAGAATGAGGTCCTAATCTTTCTTACAACTGATGACCAGTTGCTCGTTGCTGACTCTTATACACGGACTAAATATGCTGTTTATGATGATGTGTTTGAGTATGTGACTTGCAGAGGGTTCACATTTGAGAAGCGTTTTAGAATGAGCGAAGTCATTTTTTTACAGTACAACAATAATCGACTGCAAGATTATATTTCTGACTTATTTGCTGATTACGAGAAGTTGCACACTCGTTTGGTTGAGGCCTTGGCTAGGAATAATCAAATCAGAGGAACTCTGAAAACCAAAAACAATGGGAGTTTTAATACGGAGATGCTTACGAAACTTCAATCTTATGCAGAAGTTCTTTTTAAATCGTTTAGTACTAAAACAATTGCGATTGTTCCAGCTCAAGATGGAATGGAATACACTGAGCATACGAATACAACAGGGACTTCAAATATTTCTGTTGATGAGTTGAAGAAATTTCGTCGGCAATTTGATGATGAGGTCGCTGATATCTTGGGGATTCCAACAGTTTTAATTCATGGTGATATGGCCAATCTTGAAAATAGCCAAAAGATGTTTAATAGTTATTGCTACCAATCACTCGTTAAGAAAATGAGTGATGGGCTTAATTTCGCATTAGTGTCAAGATCGAGATACGAGCGAAATAATCTATTTGTAATCATTGGCGAAGGTCAGAGAGATAAGTTTGCACTAGCTGGAAGCATTGATAAGCTCATTTCTTCTGGAGCGATGACTCGAAACGAGGTGCGCTCTGAACTTGGCTTAGAATCTGTCCCTGGTGGCGATAAATTCCTCATCACCAAAAATTATCAACTTGGTGAACAGTTAGAGAAAGGAGGTGAGAAAGAAGATGAAGGTAATTCCGATTAAGGGTACGATTGTATCAAACAATGACAGATGGCTTTACGATTGGCTTGAGTGGGATGCAACCGCTCCGAAAGATGTCGTCCTTCCTGAAAGTGGTGAATCGATTGAGGTTCATATCAATTCGGGTGGTGGAGATGTCTATGCTGGTAGTGAAATCTATACTGCTCTACGCTCGTATCCTGGTGACGTGACCGTGAAGATTGTCGGTATTGCAGCAAGCGCAGCAAGCGTGATTGCAATGGCAGGAGATACGGTTGAAATCAGTCCGACTGCCCAAATCATGATCCACAATGTTTCAACACAAGTAAATGGAGACCATAATACCTTGCTTCATGAAGCTGGGGTACTAGAAGGGTTTAACAAATCTATCGCTAGCGCCTATGTTCATAAGACTGGTAAAGCTCTGGATGATTTACTTGCTTTGATGAATAAGACTACCTGGTTTGATGCTGAGTCAGCTTTGAACCATGGGTTTGTAGACAAGATTATGTTTGCAAATGAAGTCGCTCCGACTTTGGTTGCGAGCGAAACGCCTATGATCCCAAGCGATTTTATCGAGAAAATGAGGTCAGCAATGACACCAGATATTGATAAAATCGCAAAACTGGTAGTTGAAAAGCTAGAAGCTAAACTACCAGATATACAAATCGACAAAGAGGCTTTCGAAAATAGCGAATTTGTACAGAAGAAATTCAATTTTCCAGAAAGTCCAGAAAATAACACAGACAAGGCTGTTCCTAAAGGGTTCGGTCTTTTTATGTTTTAAGAAAGGAAAAAACAGAATGACAATGACATTATCTAATCAATTTGAAAAACAACGTCAGGCATTTTTGGATGCCGTTACAAATGGCGCTCCTCAAGAAGAACAAGCAAAACTCTACAATGACATGATTGAGTCCATGACAAATGAAATGATGGCTCAAGCTCGTGATGCTGCCCGTGAAGAAGTTTCTGCCTTGAATCCATACGATGCTAAGCTGACCGCTGAAGCTCGTGAGTTTTTCAATAACATTGAAAAAGCAGCACCTCAAGGGATTGAGAAGCTCATCCCACAAGAAATCATTGATCGCATCTTTGAAGATCTGGTACAATCTCGCCCACTCCTTCAACACATTGGCCTTAAAAATGCTGGTATTCGCTTGAAATTCCTCAAATCAGAGCAAACAGGTCAAGCTGTTTGGGGAAAAATCAATGGGGAAATCCAAGGACAGCTCAAACAAAAATTCAACGAAGAAGAAGCAATTCAACACAAATTGACAGCTTTCGTTGTAATTCCAAAAGATGCTGAAAAATTCGGCCCAGCTTGGTTGGCAAAATTCGTCTCTGCTCAAATCACAGAAGCCTTCGCAGTTGCACTTGAAGCTGGTTTCTTGAATGGTGATGGGGATAACAAACCTATCGGTCTTTCTCGCACTCTTACAGGAACTGTTTCAGGCGATCATACAACTCATGATGAAAAAACAGCTCAAACTACTAAGTTGACTTTTGCTGACTCAGCAACCGTAGTCAAAGAATTGACAAATGTTTACAAACATCACTCTGTAAAAGCGGACGGAACAACTCCAGTTGCAGTAGAAGGCAACCTTGTGATGGTTGTTAACCCAGCTGATGCTTGGGATGTAAAGAAACAATACACTTCGTTGAATGCTCAAGGAGTTTATATCACTGCGATGCCATTTAACCTTATCTTGGTTGAATCCGTGGCGCAGACTGCTGGTAAAGTCACTACATTTGTCAAAGGTCGTTATGATGCCTTTGTCGGTGGCGGTATTTCATTCGGTCGCTACACAGAAACCTATGCTTTGGAAGATTTGAACCTCTACACTGCTAAGCAATTTGCTTATGGTAAGGCTCACGATGAAAAGACTGCAGCAGTCTGGACTCTACAACTTCCTCAAGCCTAATCTAGGAGTTGAACCATGACTCCAGAAGAACAACTTCATCCACTCCTTAAATCTTTCAAGGAGCGGATGAGGATTTTTCATACTGGAGAGGATAATAACCTCTCCCGTATGTTGGAAAGTTCTGAGTCAGCCATCCTCAATCTGGTCGGTAGTAAGGACACTACTGATCCACGAGTGAGGGAGCTTATTTTAGAACGTGCTCGATATGCCTACAATGACCAAGTTGAATTTTTCTATGGGAACTTTCAAGGGGATTTGATGGCATTGTCACTAGAAAATTACAAACCGGAGGAAAAACATGATTAAGGTTTTAAAAGGCTTTTACGACCTCAAAGAAGGGGTATTTCGTTCCATTGGTCAAGAATTTGAAGCGTCAAAAGAGCGCTTTGATGAAATCAACGAAGCGCTGCCTGACTTTGTTGAATGGGAAGAAAAAACTACAGAAGTAACAACGCCTGATGTCTCATTATACTAATCGTCCTAGCTATCGTTACAAGAAGCCTGAGTCTCAAAACGGAGACTTGAGGACTCCCCTGACTTTCTATACTTCTAAAGTTAAAGAGGGGGTTGATGGCCGTGATGTGAGTTACAAGAAGGCTTTTTATACGATGGGCCAAGTTTACTCACCTAGTTTCAAAGATATTGAGATTGCGACTGGAAAAGCATTGAAAGCTAAGATGACTTTGAAAATTCGTGATCCTTTGGATGATTACCAACCTGACAATCGCCACTTTGTCGAAGTTGAGGATTTGCGCCTAAAAGGTAAAAAATGGCAAATCATCGATGTACGTCCCGATTATCATAATCGGGACTTTTTGATAGTTATTATCGGAGGTGGTCGTGATGTCTAGTGGAGCTAATCTAAAAGGATTTGATGATGTTTTGAGGAATATCGAGGCTCGTTTAGGTGAGCCAGTGGTTCGTAGAAAGGTCAACAAGACTTTGAAGGAGACGGTTGAGGAGTTTGAGCCTACTTTCAAACGGGCTATGGCGATGTACGCTGACACTGGGAAGACGGTTGGTGCGGTTGTTCATGGAAATGTGACAGGTACTGCTAGTGGTGTTCCAATGGTTAAATTAGGTTTCAAAAGTCCTCGTTGGACTCTTATTCACTTAAATGAATTTGGATACGCAAAGAATGGACATCCTCGTGGTTTCGGTATTATGCGTCGCTTTTTTGAAGGCAGCAAACCAGTCTTCAAATCTAAAGTCGGCATGAAATTAAAACAGGAGTTTTTGTAATGATTAAGGACAAATTAACTGAACTCTACAACGCTTTGGAAGAAGATGAGTCTTTATCTGGTATTAGTATCAAGTCATTTGAACGTCCTGAGACCTTGGGAGATGATGAAACAAGTATTGTCATTATCCCTGTCGGTCCTCCGATGCAGACGGCTCATGGGAGCAATACTAGTCTGGCTAAGACTTTTCTCTATCAAATCAATGTAGAGTCTACTGATCGAGTGGAGTGTAAGAAACTCCAAGGAAGAATTGAAAAAATAATGGAAAATCAGGGATTTTATCAGACTGAAGGTGGTCTGGAACAATGGATTCCTGACATCAAGCGCTATGTAGATGCTCGGACCTACAAGGGTCAGAGCTCTCTATACGAAGAATACTAAATTAAAGAAAGAGGTGCTATAAATGGCATTAGTTGGTTTTAAACGTATGACAATTCGTGTGTTGGATGGTAATGCTACTCCAACGCTCGGACAAAACCTTTTCGTAATCGAAGGTAAGACGGGAGAAGGTGCAACTCGTACTGCTAAAATTTCTGGTCTTGCAAGTGATCCAGTTAAAACGTATGGGAGCGATATTGCTTATCACGTATCCAATCGTGGCGTTGGAGATGTGAAGATGGAAATGACTGCGGTTGATATTCCTTCGACAGTACTCGCTAAAATTCTCGGACACCAAGTCAAAGATGAAATCATTGGTATTGGTGCAGACACAGTTGCTCCATTCTGCGCTGTTATGCTTGAATCTAAGACTGCAAATGGGACTCAAGCACAAGTCGGGTTCTTTAAAGGTCAGTTTTCAATGGATGCTGAAGAGCTTGAAACGCTTAAAGATAAGCAAGAAGAACTTCCAGATGACAGCTTGAGCTTTGCTGCTATCGCAAGCGACAATACTGAAACAAATGGTCTTTACTATGTGAAATATATTGGTAAGGATGAAACCAAGCTCAAGAAATTCAAAGGTCAACTTAAAATGGTTGCTGCAGTGTAGGGAGAGGGCGCAAGCTCTCTTTTTATCTTTTTTCTAGAAAGGAAAGTAAATGGCTAAGGTTAAATTTTTAATTAAAAATGAAAAAGGTCAAGATGTTCAAAAAACTAGTAAGGAAATCACTACTAAGGACTATCGTGACTATCTGATCCTTAATGAAGCACTATCATCTGATACGTCAGAGGTAGAGAAATTAGACAAGCAATTAGAATTTATCGCTTCACTGTTTGAAGATTTGGAAGTGGAAGAGCTTTTGAAATTCACGGACATGGCAGATATTTTTGCAGTATTTGCAGACATCTACTCTCATCTGGTGGGTGATGTTGACCCAAAGGAGAAAAAATAAAGCCAAGTGAAGCACTGAAACGGTTTTATGGGTTTGTCAAGCAAGCTACTGAGGGTCCCTATGGTATGAGTATCCGTGATGTTATGGATACGAGTTGGGAGGACCTGATGGGCGTTCTTGGTGAAACTGAATCTGCTAAAACTGAGGAAGTCATGGATCTTGCTGACTTTCTCCAGCTTATCTGATGCAAAGGCTTTACAAAACACTTCAATAGGCATATAATAAGGGTAAGGAGGTGAGTGGGATGAAGATGGTAGAACGAAATCGCAGACGATGTCTATTTTGGACATTGACTTTTGTAATATACATCTGTTTTGGTATTTACTGTGTTTGTACGAACTTTGGAAATACGATTGGGCAGATATTATTGTCGCCATTCATCATCGCTTCTTTGCCTTTATATGGATATGGCCTCCTAGGTGTTTTTATATGGGCAATGATGTCTATGGCTTTTAATGATTATAAGAAATAAAAATAAGAAAAGTCCGCAAGGGCTTTTTTCTTTTACCTGAGAAGTTAGGAAGGAGAACAATATGGCAAGCGGTACGCCGTTAGGTCAGATGTATATCGAGCTAGGGCTGGACGTGTCAAAGTTCAACCCTACTCTGAATGGTGCAAAAAACGCTGTAAAGTACTTTCAAAGCAATGTCCGTTCTTTGGATAGTACTTTAAAAGGAAATGAAAAAAATGCTAGCTTACTTCAAGCTAAATACAAGACTTTAGGGCAGGCTATTGATTCACAACGTAAAGTTTTGGATGAGATGAAGAAAAGTTTTGATAAACTCGACCCTGGAACAGCTAACTTTGATAAAGCTGCTGCTGATATTCAGCGTGAGAATGCTAAGTTGGCAGCAATGGAAAACCAGCTACGTGGAGTTGAAAAAGCTTTGAAAGATGTTGGTCGCGAAAATAGCTGGGCTGGGAAAATGGACAAGCTAGGAGATACCTTTAAGAGGGGTGGCGAAAAACTCCGTGAAATGGGAGATGCTATGAAGCCTGTATCGACAGCTCTTACTGCTGGCTTTGCTTTGTCAACCAAGAAAGCTATAGACTTTGAAAGTCAAATGAATACGACCAAGTCGCTCCTAGCAGATACCATCCCAACTGCGGATGAACTGAATAGTACTACACAAAAATTGGGTGAGAGTTCGAAAGGTTGGGCGAAGCAGTATGGTATTTCAACATCCTCGATCAATGAGGGGATGCAGGAAATCATCAAAAAAGGGTTTGATGCTAATCAGACTATTGCTGCTATGCCTGCTATATTAGATGCTGCTAAGGCATCGGGGGATGATTTTAACGTGGTAATGAATGCTTCGACTAACATCTTGCGTCAGTTTGGGCTAGAGGCTAAAGATACGAACCGTGTTACAGATAGCTTGACTTATGTGGCCAATAAGACATCGGCGGGCTTTTCAGATATGGGGCTAGCTATGGAGTATATAGGTCCTGTAGCTCACTCTTTAGGGATGTCTATCGAAGAAACGTCTGCAGCTATCGGTCTTCTTTCTGATAATGGTATCGCTGGGGAAAAGGCTGGTACAGCTTTACGTGGTGCGCTTTCTAAATTGCTCAAGCCTTCTAAATCCAATGCTGCAGCAATGAAAGAGCTTGGTTTTACTGTGGAAGAATTCCAGTCCGGTGCATTGAAGTTGCCAGATATCATTGATCGCATCAAGGAATCAACAAAAGGGTGGACAGATGCTGAGAAATCGTCTGCTATTGCTCGTGCCTTTGGTGTTGAAGCTCAAACTGGGATGAATGCCCTTATCAACCAAGGAGGAGATGCGCTACGTAAACTTACTAAAGAAACTGAAAACGCTCGTGGATATACTAAGAAATTGGCGGATGAGTTATCTAAATCATCTAAAAATGGAGTAGAGCGATTCAAGTCCAGTCTGGAAGTGCTTCAAATCAATATCGGTCAGAAACTCTTGCCTCTACTCACGCCTCTACTTGAAAAGGCAAATGAGTTTATTGAATGGCTAGATAAGGCACCCGAAAGTACACAGAAGTTAGTACTTGGTTTTGGTGGTTTCTTAGCTTTGGGGTATCCATTGCTGAATATGTTGGGGAATGCATCAACAGGATTAGGCTATCTCTTTAAAGGTGGTAGTAAGGTTGCGAGTCTGTTTTCTAAGGGGTTAAGTCTTGGAAAAGCGGGTACGGAAGCGGCTGAGCTAGGAACTCAGGTAGCTGAGACTGCAGGGAAAACTGGGCTACTCAAGACAGCTTTGGCTGGATTAACGAGTCCTGTTGGGCTTTTAGTCGGAGGTACGGTTCTGCTGGCTGGTGGTCTAGCCTATCTAGCTAACGAGAAAGACAAGGCTCGTATCAAAGCGGAGGAATTTGGCTCTACATTAGATGATGTTCAGCGTGAAGAATTGCGAAACTTCCAAAAAACGGTCGATGAAACCAGCATAGCCGTCGCAAACTTTGGAAGTACAGCAGGAAGTGCTGAGAAAGTCTCTGGAGCCTTTAAAAAGCTATATGAAGAGATTGCTGCTGCTGCGGATAAAACCAACAAACGAATGGAAGAGTTGGGGGCTAAGTGGGGTCTTAGTGAGGACGATATTGCAAAAGCCAAGGAAAGAAATGGCCAAGTAGTATCTAACACTGAGGCTATGATGAATCAAATTAATGAGATTTATCAGCGACATAATGGTGATGCAAGCAAGTTCTCTCAAGAGGAGAAAGAAATCATCCTGAACAATCAGAATGAGATGATTAAGGCAAAACTCTCGATGATGGACTTGTCAGCTGAGCAACAGAAGGCAGCTTTACAAGCTTTGAATGGCGATGTCAGAAGTCTGAATGAAACGCAATTGAAGCATACTAAAGATGTTTTGAAACAAGCGCTTGATGAGGAAAAGAAACTCTACGAGAACTCAAAGAGTGAGTTGAAAGAGTTGCTTGATGGAAAAGCTATCGATCAAGAAACTTACAACAAGAAAATGCAAACTCTAGAAGCAAACCACACTCAAACGATGGAAGCTTTGGGAAGTAAGTATTATCAAGTCATGCGAAATCTTGATGATAAGGTGAAAGCTCGAACTGGCCAAAGTTGGAACTATTGGGAAGAAGCCAAGAAAGTTCTGGAAGAATACGGCCTTTCCTATGAAGAAATCGGGAAGAAAGCTGCTGAAGCTTCTCAAAAGGTAGGTAATTCGCATAGTATTCTTGCTAACTATACTAGTGAGATGAGCAAGGAAGTGAAAGAGGCTAACGATGCCTGGTCGTTGTTGGTCGGTAACATTGATAAGAATGGGAATTTCCAAGTAAAATCCAATGTTAAGGAAGTCATCGGAGAGGCTGCTAAATCTGCGGAAGGTTGGGAACAATTGCAGTTCATTGCTAAAACTGCGGATATCAACTCAAACGCTCGTGTGACTATCGCTGAGGCTCTTGTCGAATCTGGTAAATGGAAAGACATGACCCTCGAAGAGAAACAAGTAATCGTCAAGAACCAAGCTGGGTTACAAGCCATCTTTGATAGTGAAACCCATCTTAAAACATGGAACAGTATGCCAGCCGAAGTCAAAGAACTCCTCATGAAGAATACAGACATCATGAACAAGGCGGAGGAAGCCTCAAAGGCTCTGTCTAATTATGAAGCTCTGAAACCAAAACAGAAGGAGTTGCTGGCTAATGATGAAAGCGTCCGAAAAGCAGTCGCTCGCTCAACTGATACTTTGACAACCTGGAATGCTACAACTCCGTTCACAAAAGATTTGAAGGCAGATCCTACGAATGTTTTGAATAATGGCCAGTTATCTATCGATAAGATTACAGCATGGAATTTTGCATCAGCCGAAACAAAATCTTTGGATGCTGTAGATAATACGAGCGCAGCTGTTGGAAGTGCTATTTTGAGTGTTAATTCACCAAAACAAGAAGCTCCTATCAACCTGTTTGCTGCTGATCAAACGGGAGGTGTGCGAAACGAGACGAGCGGTGCTATCAATGCTATCAAGCAGTACGATCCAGTGAATATCCTTGCTAAGAATGGTACTAATAGCACTGTTAGTGAGGTTAAAACGGGTGTGAATGGCATTCAGGACAAAACCGTTACTATTAGTGCTCGAGACAATGCTTCTGGTGTTCTTTCAGGTATTAAGAGCTGGATTGATAGTGTGACTGGTAATTTCTTTACGAATATCTTTGCGAGCAAGCATGCCCACGGGACTAACTATCACCCGGGTGGACTTGCTATCGTCAATGACCAACGGAACAGCAACTATAAGGAAATGGTCACTCTGCCAAATGGTCGTAGTTTCATCCCTCAAGGTAGAGATGTCTTGCTCCCTCTTCCAAAAGGTTCTAAGGTCTTGCGAGCTGATAAGACTAGACGTTTGATGCGTGAGATGGGTGTTCCGAAATACGCTTCTGGTATCGGGATTCCGAGCGATGCGAAATTCCTCCGTGAAATGGAAGAAGCGCAACGTAATATCACAATTCAGACTACTAGCGTCCAAAATGGGCAAGATACAGATAAAGTCGTGTCTGAGATGAGGATTCTGAGAGCAAGTTTAGAAAAAATCCTTACTGCTATCCTTAACAAAGACACGAATAATTATATGGATAGCACTATAGTGACGGATATTATAACCAAGAAGCAGAAAGAGCGAGAAAGAATGACACTAAGAATGAAGGGAGTACTTGAATGAGTGAAGTGACAATGCGTTTCAATAAAACTGATTTTCGAGATCTTATTGAAATTCATGACATCCAACGAGATATCGGGAACAATCGCTCTATCTCTATCGACTATGCACCAAGAATCGGAGTCAATATTCAGCAACAAAACATTGATGCAAAATATATCAAGGTGGACTTTTCCATCTGGTCTAAAGACAGAAATACCCTCAAGCATAAGCTTGCGGGTATTTTTAATGTTGACGGCGCTAAAAAACTTATCTTCTCAGATGAGCCTGACAAATACTATCTGGCTATGCCGATTGAAAGTATTTCGATGCAGGAGACGAGCGGGCGACGGTCAACTGGTTCTATAAAATTCATTGTTCCAGACGGTGTAGCCCATAGCTCAGCTTATAAGAATTTCAATAGCGATGCAAATGCACAGAGCGCAACCGATAAAATGGTTTTTGACCTAGTAAACAACGGAACCGTTGAGGCTTTTCCAATTATCCGAGTTAAGCATAATGCTGAGAATGGATATATTGGAGTTGTCAATAACAATTCAGCTTTTGAAGTTGGAAATCGAGAGGAAACTGACGCTGGCATTGTTAAAAAATCCGAGGTTTTGCTGGATTTTAGAGGTGATAGGATTTCAGATGCGTTTAATCGAGCGGTTAAAAATAGGGCTATCACAAATGATAACGGTGAGACAGTGACTGGGGCATCTGAATTGACTACATTGTGGGACAAGAAGCACATCAGACTACGAGATCAAACTATTCAAGGTCGCTACGGGAACTATGCAACAGGATTATCATGGGATATTCCAGTAGATACAGCAGGTGAAAGCGGCTCACTCAATGACTATCTATTCTGTAAGCAAGTTTTTCAAGCAGAGTCAGCAACTCAATATGGCTTTATCAAAATAACTGTATCAGATACAAGCGGTCAATTCTTGTATGGCGTTGAGACATTTAAGCGCTCTAAAGGACAAGAATGCGAGTTTAATATCTTTGGTTCAGATGGTAAAGGTAAATATAACTTTCTAAAACTTCTAAATTTCACAGGTACATCCGATAATGTCTCAAATCCGTTTAGTAAAGATAGAGGGCAATTTGAGATTAAGCGTAATGATAGCACAGTACAGGTTTATTACAATGGCTCAAATTACAACTTTGTTATCCCTGAAATTAAGGGCAAAAAATCAGCTAAAATTCATGTCACTCTAGGAGCTTATTACGACAAGCCTATGGTATCACACATGTATATAGACGAGTTGATGTTCCGTAAGGATTTTGTACCTATGACGGGTGACATCCCAAATCGTTATCCTATGGGTTCAAATGTTGTAATCAACAGTGAAGATGATACGGTCTATATTGATGGCATCGCTAAAGCTGGGGAGGTTGTTGATGGTTCACAATGGCTATCTATCCCTCCAGGTAATTCAAAATTAGAAATGTATTTCTCTAGCTTCATCAAAAAACATCCGACGGTAACGATTGAATTTGAAGAGAGGTGGCTATAATGCTATTAACGATTCATGATGCAAATTTGCAAAAAGTTGCTTTTGTCGATAACAGCAAGCAAAGCACACTTAATTTTTACAACGATATTTGGACTAGAAGTTTACAAACAGGATCATCCACTTTTGAATTCACTGTATTTAAAAAGGCTATTAAGTCAGACACTCCAACACAAAAAGCATATTCTCATCTTAATGAAAGAGCGTGGGTGTCGTTCAAATATCATGGCAAGAGCTTTATTTTCAACGTTATGCAGGTTGAAGAAAACGAGCAAACAATCAAATGTTATTGCGAAAATCTCAATCTTGAATTAATCAACGAAGTAGCCAATCCGTATAAAGCTACAAAGGAGATGAACTTTGCTGAGTATTGTGAGGCCATGGACCTATTAAACTATACTCACCTTGCCATTGGCATTAATGAAATTTCAGATTACAAACGTACTCTTGAATGGGAGGGGAAAGAAACCAAACTAGCCCGTCTATTAAGCCTAGCCAAACGCTTTGATGCTGAGATTGAATTTGATACACAGTTAAACGCTGACAGTACAATTAAGAAATTTGCTATCAATGTCTATCATGAAAACGATGATACACATCAAGGTGTAGGCCGTATCAGAAATGATATACAGTTAAAATATGGCAAAAACATCAATTCTATCAATAGAAAAGTTGATAAGACTGGCATTTTCAATACAATCCGTCCAACAGGTAAAAGACGTGTTAAAAATGGAGCTGGTGAAGAGGTTGAGGAAGTGGTAACTATCCGAGGCCTTGATGATTGGAAAAAGTATAACAAAGACGGTATTTGTGAGTTTTACCAGCGCAACGAGTCCCTTTATGCACCTATCTCAATGCAACTCTATCCATCAACATTCTCACACGGTACAGCTGATGATCAATGGACAAGAAAAGATTTTAGCTATGATACCGATAATCCTAAAGAATTAAGGCGTTTAGCATACAATGAACTGAAAAAACATTGTTATCCAGCAATTACTTATGAAGTTGATGGTTTTGTAGATGTTGAGATCGGAGATACAGTTAAAATTCATGATGATGGTTTCAATCCCTTGCTGGTAGTTCAAGCGCGAGTTACTGAACAGAAAATCAGCTTTTCAAATCCAGCAAGTAACAAAACAATCTTTTCAAACTTTAAAGCCTTTGAAAATCAGTTATCGGACGGAATACAAGAGGCTCTTGAACGCTTATTTGAGCAGTCTAAACCTTACATCATCAAGCTATCTACTAGCAATGGTATCATTTTTAAAAATCAAACTGGAGAAAGCATTATCACTCCTACACTTTACAAGGGCAGTAAGTTGATAGCTGGAGTTTCATGGAGGTGGTCTCTAAATGGGATTGTAACAACTGGTCAGACATACACCGCTAGAGGTAGAGATATTTCTGGCGTAATCACATTGACTGTTGCAGCTTACATAGACAATGAAGAAGTCGCAGTTGACGAAATCTCACTAGTAAATGTATCCGATGGTCAGAATGGCCAAAAGGGCGACAAGGGAGACCCAGGTAGGGATGGGATCGCTGGTAAGAATGGAGTGGGTTTAAAATCTACTGTCATCGCTTACGCATCGTCTACATCAGGGGCTAACGCCCCTGATTCTGGATGGGGAAACTCTGTCCCAATTATTCCAGCTGGGCAATATCTCTGGACTAAAACAACCTGGAATTATACAGACAGCACCTCTGAAACTGGTTACTCAGTGGCTAGGATTGGTAGAGACGGAAATACTGGTAGGGACGGTGTTGCTGGTAAGGATGGCGTTGGTATCCGTGCAACAACCGTAGTTTATGCTAGCTCCACATCGGGGACTGTTCCACCAACTAGTGGGTGGTTATCTCAAATCCCTAGCGTTCCAGCTGGCCAATACCTTTGGACAAGAACCACATGGAGCTATACAGATAACACCTCAGAGACAGGTTTTTCTGTTTCAAAAATGGGGGAAACTGGTCAAAAAGGTGCTAAAGGTGACCCTGGACCACAGGGAGCAATAGGCCCTAAAGGTGATAGAGGAGAAAAAGGCGAGCGTGGGGAACGTGGACTCCAAGGACTTCAAGGTTTGCAAGGTCCAAAAGGTGACCAAGGCATTCCTGGAGTAAAAGGGGCAGACGGTCGTACACAGTACACGCATATGGCTTATGCTGATAACGTTGCTGGTGGAGGGTTTAGCCAAACCAACACTGACAAGGCCTATGTGGGAGTCTATATTGATTTTAATGCAACCGATAGTAAAAATCCTGCTGACTATCGCTGGAGTAAATGGCAAGGTCCAAAAGGAGAAAACGGCAAGGACGGCCCTCAAGGTATTCCAGGTAAGCCTGGAGCAGATGGGCGTACACCTTATTTTCACAGGGCGTGGGCTAACTCTGCTGATGGTCGTGATGGTTTTAGTACAACAGATAGCACAAATAAGCGCTATTTAGGTACGCTGACGGATTTTAACGAGGCTGACAGTCAGGATCCTGCAAGGTACAAGTGGACAGCTCTTTTTGATAATGTGAGTATTGGAGCTAAAAACTATATCAGAAACGCCTCATTTCTTTCTGGGGAGAACAAGTGGAGCAGAGCCTCTGTAAATGGACTAGCTTATAATTTCGCTCACTCTATGTCTAATAAAGGCAGACCAGGCTTACATATGTTTAGCGAGAATAACACTGTTATTCCTCGCTGGAAAGGGATATATCAAAAAATTCCATTGTCTCAACCAGCAGACACTCCAGTCACTGTTTCAGCATTGTTTGCGAAAGATGGAGCGCCTCAAGAAGCCCATATCGGACTTCATTTCATGAAAGATGGAGTCATCGCCAGACAATCATGGATTGATATACCTGCTTCAAAAATCACAGACAAGTACCAACGCTTTTCTCTATCAGCAAAGCACAATATACCTTTTGACTCAATAACAGTCATGCTCTATGTCGGATATGACAAGATTGTTAATTTGTATGTTACGGACGCTCAGGTTGAAATCGGCAATGTAATGACTGATTTTAGATTATCAGACGAAGACGTGCAAGAGACTATCAACTCTAAAGCTGATCAAGCATTGACTCAGGAGCAAATCAATGCGCTCAACGAAAAAGCAGGTATCATCCAAGCAGAGCTTGAGGCCAAGGCTAGCGCTGACACACTTGATAATTGGATAAAGGCTTACAAGGACTTTGTCCAGTCTAACGAGACAGCGAGGGCACAAGCTGAGAAAGATTTGATTTCAGCTAGTCAGCGTGTTTCAAACATTGCCAAAGATTTGGGAGAATTGTCTGATCGTTGGAATTTCATCGATACCTATATGAGTTCCTCAAATGAGGGGCTTGTGATTGGTAAGAATGACGGTAGCTCTAGCATGATGTTCAACCCTACCGGACGAATTTCAATGTTTAGCGCTGGTGTAGAGGTTATGTATATCAGTCAAGGGGTCATTCATATCGAGAATGGTATTTTCTCTAAAACAATCCAGATTGGACGTTTTAGAGAGGAACAATATCATATCAACCCTGACATGAACGTCATTCGTTATGTAGGATAGAAAGGAGTAAAATGGCTAAATTTAGTAACTCAAGTGGGAGCTTGTATCTCAATGTTTATGTAGACCAAGGCTCTCAGAGTATCACAGCTAACACATCAACCGTCAACTGGAGGATGACAGTCAGTCGTACAGGCGCCTATTACACTCATAACCATCAAGGAGACAGTACTTTGTCTCTCAATTTAGACGGCCGAAACGTGCATTACAGCTACCCAACGTGGGAAACATCAGGCGAGGAGTACACTCTTGCTAGTGGGTCAAGTACAATCAGCCACAATGCGGATGGGACTAAGACCTTACCTATATCATGCACGTTCAATCCGAATAATGGCCTGCATGGGACTATCACAGTATCAGCAAGTCTTAGCCTGACGACTATACCACGCTCTAGCTCTGTAAGCGTGAGCGCTGGAGTTATTGGTAGTTCAGTAACTATCACCATTAACCGTCAAAACTCAAGTTTTAAGCACACGGTGCGCTATTCCTGGGCTGGCAAGTCAGGGACGATTGCGACGAATGTAGACACATCCACCAGCTGGACGATCCCTCTTGACTTTGCAAACGACATCCCGAGCTCAGCAAGCGGTACAGGGACTATCTTTGTCGATACTTTCTCAGGATCTACCAAGACAGGAACACAGTCCACTACATTCACGGCAAGCGTGCCAGCAAATGTAAAACCCACATTTACAGGAGTTTCCCTGTCGGACCTAAATGGTGCGGCTCAAAACCTCATCCCTAAGTCTGATACGTTCATCCAGGTAATCTCTAACATCAAGGTAGCTTTTAATGGTGCAGTCGGCTCTTACGGCTCATCCATTACTGGATACTATGCTGAAATAATCGGCAAAAACCAGTCCACAAGCTCAAACGGTGGAAGTCTAGGCATTATGAATTACCACGGCACAATCAAAATCAGAGCGAGCGTCTCTGATAGCCGTGGACGCTGGTCTGATACCAGAGAGGTGTCTGTAACCGTACTTGAGTATTTTGCTCCTGCTCTTAGCTTTAGCATAGCCAGAACAGGCTCAACCTCTAGCACATTGACAGCTACGAGAAATGCCAAAATCGCCCCTCTGACGGTGGCAGGAAGTCAAAAGAACTCAATGACCTTGACTTTCAAAGTTGCAAGGCTTGGGACTACTAACTTTCAAGTAGACACAGGACCAGCCACTGGATCCTGGACAAGTATCTCAAATCTAGTCAATTCTCAGGCTAATCTAGCAGGCAATTATCTAGCTAATCAGTCCTGGGTCGTTATTGGCACGCTTGAGGACAAATTCACACGGTCTGATTTCATGGTAAACGTGGCCACAGAGAGCGTAGTCTTGTCTTATGACAGGTCAGGGGTTGGGGTCAATAAAATTCGTGAGCGTGGAGCCTTGGATGTGAAAGGTGATATATACGCCAATGACCAGCCTATTCAGCAATATCAGCTGACGAATAACAATGGAGGCCCTCTGTGGTTTGATGGCAGGCCTAACGTGACCAATGTCAATCTACTAGATCGGCCTGGTCAGTATTACATTGATAGAACAGCCAGAGGAAATCCAAATGGGCAGTGGGGCAATCTTTTTCATTACAGTAACTACGGAAAAAATGATGGCGACTATAAAGAGGCCATTCAGCTATTCTATGGGAATAATGGACAGGTCTATTTCAGACATCATAGATGGTCTAAGACGGTTGATGACTGGGAGAATTGGATAGAATACGTATCTAAAAATGATATGCAAAAATACACTCAAGGAACACCTTGGCAAAATGCCAATTTACAAAATGGGTGGATCCATCATAGAGATTATGGAAATGTCCAATTTTCAAAAACATTTGACGGTATTGTTTATTTAAAAGGTACTTGTAAAGGCGGAAAGACTACCCGTGAGTCAATTATCTTTACTTTGCCTGAAAATTTCAGACCATCCACAACGCTATTCAAAACCGCTTTAAACAATGACTATGGATCTGCTGTTTTAGGTATCTATCCGAGCGGTAACGTAGTCGTAAAGGGGAACGTTGACGCTACTTGGCTTAACTTTGATAATGTATCTTTCAAAATTTAAAGGAGGTTCTATGAAATTAAATTACGGGACGAAGTCCCAAGAATACGACGCCAGCGGAACAGCGTCCACCACCAAAGTCACGCTGGTTAACTCAGACGGTGCTTATGTACCTGTCTTTTTGCCAGCTGACAAAATCGGTTTGTCAAATACAGAACTTTTTGAGATGGCTCTTGAAGTTTTTTATCAGGAAAATTTCCCACAGCGTGCTGAAAATGAACGCTTTAGCAAGGTAGATCAAGAGCTGCAAAAGAACAAAGAGGCAGCGGCTCAAGCTGAGCAAGCAGTCACAGAAACTAAAGAAAATCTTAACACTGTTGCATCTATCACAGAGGTACTAATTGCTCTTGCTGTATCTCAAAATGGAGGTATGCCGACCTTTGCCTATGTAAAGGTAGCAAATTTCATCAAACCGCTTGCTAAGGACAAACGTTACAATAACGGAGACATCATCTCAGGTGCTTATCCGTTTGACACCAATCCGAAATGGCCAAAAGGAACCAAGACTATTTTCAAGTTCCAAATGCAAGCCACAGAGGGCTACACTTGGAAAGATCAGTCACTATCTGATATGCTTCAGCAAGGTGTGCTGACTGTTGTAATGCCACGTATTGAGTAAGGGGGATTTTATGTCATGGTCTGAAATATTAGAGAAAATGATACATGCAATCACTCAGCTTGCACCCACAATCGGAGTTGTTGCTACTGGTTGGTTCGGCATGCGAGCCAGTAAAGCAGGTCACCTCAACCAAGAACAGTTCAAGGAGCTGAAAGGTGAATTGAGTACTATTCATGCTATCGGTGAGGATAATAAGCAAAAAATAACTGAAGTGAATGAAAAGTTAATAGTTCATGATGAAGCACATCTAGTGACCATGTATCTACGACTTGAGCGCGACATCACGGCTGCTCTTAAACGTGGTTATACAACGGTTCACGAGTCGGATATTATCCATAAAATGCACTCAAGTTACAAGAAACTCGGAGGCAATGGGCGAATTGATGCCCTATTTAACAAATTTGTAAATTTAGAAATTACGGAGGAAAACACAAATGCAACAAATCAATGAAATTTTACTTAACGGAGCAGTCAGTATCCTAGTCATTTTACTAGGTATCGCAGTCAAGGCTGTCAAGGACTACCTGGTTCAAAAAGGCGGAGAAAAGACCATCAAGATTGTCGAAATCTTGGCCAAAAATGCGGTCAATGCCGTGGAGCAAGTATCAACTCAGACCGGCTATAAAGGCCAAGAGAAATTGGAACAGGCGCAAACTAAAATCCGTTCCGAGCTTACTAAGTACAATATCAATATGACTACCAAGGACTTAAATACATTCATTGAATCTGCAGTTAAGCAGATGAACGATGCTTGGAGAGGAGAACAATAATGGATATTGACACAAGCAGATTAAGAACTGATTTGCCACAGGTCGGAGAACAACCCTATCGTCAGATTCACGCTCATTCAACAGGGAACCCGAACTCGACGGCACAAAATGAAGCAGACTACCACATGCGCCGTCCTGTTGATTCAGGATTTTTCTCACACGTTGTAGGTAACGGTCGTGTGATGCAGACCTGGTATACAGACATGGGGGCATACGACGTAGGAGGTGGCTGGAACGTAGAGGGTTATGGTCAGGTAGAACTGATTGAGAGTCATGAAACCAAGGAAGAATTCATGCGCGATTACAAGCTCTATGTTGAGCTTCTACGGAACCTCGCTGATGAAGCAGGCATCCCTAAAACTCTTGACTCTGATAGCCTTGCAGGCATCAAGACTCATCAATATTGCACATACAACCAACCTCGCAATTACTCTGACCACGTTGATCCGTATCCTTACCTTGCAAAATGGGGCATCAGCCGTGAGCAGTTTAAAAAGGATATCGAAGGTGGCTTATCTGAAGCTGGCTGGAAACGCAATGAAACAGGTTGGTGGTGGGAGGAGTCAGATGGCTCTTATCCAAAAAACAGCTGGAAACAAATCAAGGGAGAGTGGTTCTACTTCGATGAACGTGGCTATTGCTTAATCAATCGTTGGTTCAACGATGGTAAAGACTGGTTCTATCTTGATAAACGTGGTGCTATGGTCACAGGATGGATGTTCCTTAACCATCGCTGGTATTTCTTCAAGTCAGACGGTCGTATGGCCACTGGTTGGGTTAAATATCGTGAAACCTGGTATTTCATGGAAGAAAAAGACGGCTATATGCTATCTAAACAATTCGTAAAATCAGGCGACGGCTGGTATTACTTGAAGGCAAACGGTGAACTTCACACAGACCCAGCATTCAAAACAGAACCAGATGGGCTTATCACTGTTGTCGATAAACCAAAAGAAGAAAAATAAATAAAACAGAAAGGACTTTCAAAATAGATTACACTAAAACCGCAGGCATTTGCCTGCGGTTTTTTTGTTTGTTCAAAATAGAAAAAGCAGTGACCGAAATCACTGCTTTACCCATTATAAATTATTTTAGAACTCTAATAAGTTACTTTCAACAACAGCATTGAGAGCTAGAGATTTGCTTCCATAATCTTCAAAATCAATAGTGATTGTGCCGTCTTTGATTTCTGTTACTTTACCCATTCCAAATGTTGGATGTTTAACTGTTGAACCTACAACGTCTTTGTGAGACTCAATCCATTCCTTGACTTTCTCATTTTCTTCTTGATCCTGCAGAAGACCAGACTGTTTCATTAATTCAACCACCTCAAAATATCCATCTACAAATGTCTGTTTGAAATCTGATCCCATAGACAATTCTGAACGTTTTACAGGTTCGCCAAGCCCTAGCATTAGTTTAATAGCTTTCAAAATAACGTCATCAGGGACGTTGCGACTATCAAGCTGCCCACCAACTGCGTCACCATAAACACCGTAGAAATGGCCATCTTCGCCATCAATACCATAAATATCCATGATGTTACTTGTCCCAAGATTGCAATAAACTGCTCCATCTTCATTTACAATAGCATACGATACATCGTTATTTTTAATTTCTTCAAGTAGTTGTTTTGCGTTTTCCATTTCTAGTTCCTTCGCATAGTTTTGTAATTTTTCTGCTGTCAATAAAGACATTTTGTCCAAATTCGTTTTTCCACTTCTAAGGTCTGAGACTGTTGTCCAAGGTAAATCTGCCCCTTTAGCGATTGCGCTTGTGCTTTTTTGGCTTCTTAATACTTTTTCTATTTGCTTTCTCATCTTTTTGCCCTCTTAAATAAAAATAACTCAATAAAACGATCAGTATATTTATGATTAAAATTTCCATGTTATTGTTCCTATTTTATGGTATAATAGGGAGTGAGGGGAGTGGTAGCTCCCCTATTCCCAAGGCGATTACTTAAACTTGCGAGGTCTAGGTTTTCGCTTTTTTTCTTTGCTCCAAATGTGATATGTAGCATATGCACCAGTTAGAGCTGTGATGTAAGCTGGCCCGTTATCAATTAGCTTTTCAACCAATCTGAGCCAATCATCTTTGTCCAT